GGCACAGCCACCGCGGGCTACTCGGGCACAGCCACCGCGGGCGACTCGGGCACAGCCACCGCGGGCGACTCGGGCACAGCCACCGCGGGCGACTCGGGCACAGCCACCGCGGGCACCAGGGGCACAGCCACCGCGGGCTACTCGGGCACAGCCACCGCGGGCTACTCGGGCACAGCCACCGCGGGCGACTCGGGCACAGCCACCGCGGGCGACTCGGGCACAGCCACCGCGGGCGACTTGGGCACAGCCACCGCGGGCACCAGGGGCACAGCCACCGCGGGCGACTCGGGCACGCTGATCATTCGACGATGGAACGGTAAGCGCTACGTGTACGCCATCGGCTATGTTGGCGATGGGCTGCTGCCGAATGTTGCGTATCGCCTCGACAGTTCAGGGGCGTTCATCAAGGCACGTTCGTGATCGACATACTTCCGGGCCTGCTCATCTTCGCCGCCGCTCTGATATTTCTGTCCCAGCCATACGACCCCACCCACCCCCGGCGTAAGTAGCTGGGCCAAATATTCTGACCCACCCCGGATGACCTACCCCACCCACCTGTGCAGTGCATGCTGCCGGGTGGGTGGCTTCGTGTCAGGGCATGCGGTACGGGACGTGACGCCTCACTGCTGCCGCCTGCCCCGCCACGACCCCATAGACCGACGTCAAATAACCGCCATCCTATCGACCCACACGGGCAGTCCTCGGCGCTAGAGATACGGCAGCCACCGACGCACACCACCCACCCCCTGGCCCCGCACATGGGCATAGCGTCGATGCTGAACGGCAGGGGGGTGTGTCTTGATATGTAAGGCCCGGTCTGCCGCGCGCGGAAAAACTCTGAGGACTTTCAGCGGCTGGCACCCAGCTAAGTCTTGCGCGCAAAATGCGCAGATTCGCTGAAAAGCCGCCCGGGCTTGGCGCTACCGAGCAGAAAGCCGCCCAACGCGTGTAACGATAGCCCCGTATCCGCGGGTTGTCGTCGTAAGATATGGGGAAGCGTCACACCGTCGCGTCGCGGCCTGATAGCGTTCCGCTCACGCCGCCTGGATATCGCAGCCGGCAACAAGTCCTGCACGTCTCGTGCGACAGGCAAGGCAGGCGAGCAAGGGTCATAGCCCTCGACGCCGAAGACAAGTCCCGGATTCGGACCCCGCCTCGACGGGGCACCCCGGGCCGGCGCCAGATGGCCGCGGCGCCGATTGATAACGGGGGCCGGGCGCGCTCACTACAGCCGCCCGGCCCTTACTTTGTTACATCGCCGTTACACCCTAAGTCCTTACTTAGGCGTAGGGTTGGTGGCATGAGTAAGAAGCAACGCTTCACCGCCTTCTCCGTTGAGCAAGCCGGTCGCATCTCAGCGGCCGGTGGCTACGTCACTGGCAAGACACTCAGTACGGCCATCATCGGCGACCCGGCGTCGCTCTACGTGTGCAGTGATGCAGCGCTGCTGCCGCCGAGGGAGATGGACGAGTGTCCGGGGTACTGTGGTGGTGGTCGGTGCTACGACTGCGCCTCTCCCATTGGCCAACACTGCTGCCGCTGTCTCTTCGCGAATTTCGACGAGTTGTCCTATCGATTTGGCCCCGTCACGGGCTCCACGGCGCCGCGCGTGCCGGTGAGTCGCGAGACGGCCAGCGCGCTTAGTCTATCGCGGCTCTTCTTCTTCGGTGTCTACCTTCTGGAGGCCTCCGATTGGGCCTACCAGGTTCGTCGATCTGCGCGCCTGGTTATTGAGGAGCGCTGGCTTGCTGGAATCTTTCGGGTATGACCCCCAAGCCCCTGCATCGCGAGCTGCTGGAGACGAGCTGGCACCTCGGTGCCTGCGCCCTGGTTACCGTGTCTGGTGCCCGCTGGCTGGCGCGCCATCCTGAAGTTGCACACTTGGCCACGGCTGCCATGACCGCCGGCCTCGTCTGGCACGTCGCCTTCGCGTTCTACGGTCGGCGTCCAGCATGATCCGTAGCTTCTTGCGCGAGTTCATCGTTACGCTCTGCAACTTCGTGGTCGGCATGGTGATCGGCTGTCTACTCCTGGCCGGCGCGCACACCTTGGGCGCCCTGTAGATGGGTGTCTGGACTGGCCACGAGATCGTAGAGAAGGGCGGACCCGAGTATGACCATGCGTTCACGGTCAAGGTCATCGTCAACCACCCGGCCGGCCGCGAGCGCGCCATGCGCTCTCTACGCCTGACGCTAGGGCACCTTTTCAAGGCCGGCGTCCTTGACGGCTACGACTGCGGAGAAAGCGACAGCGCCTAACGACTGTCTTGGGTAGGCTAAGCGCATGGCAGCTAAGACAGGGCCGACGCCAGACCCGAACGCCGACGCCTCGCGTCGCGTTGCGGCGGTTCCCTTGCGCGAAAAGGCGATTCCGATGCCAGTCGCAAGTGACGATTGGCTGCCCGGCACGCGCCAGGACTACCGCGACTACGCCCGCAGCGACACGGCACGGGCGCTGAGCCTAGAGCACCTACCGCAGGTATGGCTGCTCTTCACGTACCGCGACCTACACCGCCGCCTTGTTGAGTCGTTCGACCCCGCCGAGGAGTCGGCCGACGTGCGGCATAAGCACCTCCAAGACATCCGCACGCTTGACGGCATGATCGCTCGTCTTTGCGGCGAGCTCGGTATCGGGCCACTCCAGCGCGTGCGCCTGGGTATCAAAGTGGCCGGCGCCACGCGTGATCCGCTCCGGCAGTTCGTGACGGGCGGCTAGTGGCTTCTTACGGCCTTTCTAACCTCAGGATAGGGGTGACTGCATTGGCACTCCAGCGGGCTATCGAGCAGTACACCGCCCAATACTTCGCTAACGCCTCGGTCATGGGCGAGGATACTAGCCCTCTGCGTGTAGCCCTTCGCGAGCGACGGCTGGCCGTCGCCCTAGAACTGGCAGCCGACGCCCTTGAGTATGAGTGGTACGGACATATGGGCGGCGTCGGTGATCCGTTTTGTGACGCACCCAAGAGTCTCGACCGCGAGCACTGGCGTGAGCAGCTCATCGGGGCACTGCGCGATGCCTCGTAGGCACGGCGCCTGCGCCAACGGCGGCCGCACTCCCGAATACAACTCCTGGTTGTCGATGCGGGCGCGCTGCCTCAATCCGCATCACGCGAAGTACGCCAACTACGGCGGACGTGGCATCACGATTTGCGCCCGCTGGGATAGCTTCGGGGCGTTCATCGCGGACATGGGGGCGCGTCCCTATGGCTACACCCTTGACCGCCTCGACTCCAACGGCATCTACGAGCCTGACAATTGCCGCTGGGCCGACGCCTCGACGCAGAACAAGAACCGCCGGCCGATGGCGCATTGCCCTTGTGGCTATTTCGCAAGGCACCGCACCGAGTGCCAGGGCCGCCGTGACGACGAGTTGGCGGCGTGACCGACCTACATTCTCTCGGCTTGTTTGACGTTGTCGTCGCCGATCCGCCGTGGCGTAGTGACTTCGGCAAGACGTGCAGCCGCGCGACCGAGCGGCACTACCCGACATTGACTTTGGACGAGCTGGCAGAGATACAGGTTCCGGCGCTGCCTTACTCGCTTCTTGTGATGTGGGCCACGGCTCCGTGCCTTCGCCAGGCGCTGGCACTCATGGAGGCATGGGGGTTTACCTATCGCACCTCGGGCGTCTGGCGCAAGGACAAGGCTGGCACCGGCAAGTGGCTGCGCTCTCAGCACGAGCTCTTCCTGCTCGGCCGACGCGGGAAGTTCCCGGCGCCTAAGCCCGGCACCCTGCCGCTATCGGTGATAGACGCTCCACGCGGGCGTCACTCCCAGAAGCCAGAGGCGCTGCAAGACGCGCTCGAGTCGACGTACCCAGGGCTGCGCTACCTAGAGATGTTTGCGCGCCGCCAGCGTCCGGGGTGGACGTGCTGGGGTAATGACCCGGAAGTCAGTGGCGTAGCGGCGTGAGACCGCTTCTGCTTGACCTCTTCTGTGGCGCTGGCGGCGCAGCCCGGGGATACTCCGACGCAGGCTTTGAGGTACTTGGGGTCGATCTTGATGACCAACCCCATTACCCGTTTGCGTTCCTCAAGGCCGACGCGCTGGCATTTCTTCAGGGCTTCAATCCGGCTGACTTCGCCGCCATCCATGCAAGCCCGCCGTGTCAGCGGTACAGCGTGGCGAGTGCGGCTTGGCCCGAGAAACGCGAACGGCATCCCGATCTGGTTCCGTCGGTTCGCGAAGCGCTTGCGGCTACCCGCTTACCGTATGTCATTGAGAACGTGCCGGGCGCACCGCTAGTTGAGCCAATCGTGCTTTGCGGTGCCATGTTCGGACTGTCGATATATCGTCACCGACTCTTCGAGTCCAGTCTCCGGCTCAGGGCTCCGGTCCACCCGCCCCACATCGCTCCCGTTGCAAAGATGGGTCGCCGGCCGGACCTTGTCAACCAGTTCATGACGGTAGTTGGGCACTGCCATCCCGCCGAGGCCGCGATCGCCATGGGTATCAACTGGATGTCACGATACGAGATAGTCCAAGCGATCCCGCCAGCTTATTCCTATTGCGTTGGTCGCCAGCTCATGGCTCACCTGGCTTCGGTAGCCGCGTGAAACTGCGCCGCTTCGTTGCCAACTCCGGAGAGGTGTGGCGAGTCCACCTCAAGAGGGACTGCAAGGCGCCGCCGTGCGTGATCCACTCGCCGTCAGCTCACGGTATGAGCGATTGGCCGATGCACCTTCGCGAGACATGCTTGATTGAGCGCATGTGCCCGCACGGAGTCGGTCACCCAGACCCTGATAGCGCCCTGTACTTCGACACCTTGGGACCCGAAGGCGCACGGGGCACCTGGAGAGTCCATGGCCGCGACGGTTGCTGTAGAAAGCCAACCGCGCTGGCGGCATGATCCACAACCGCGCGCTAGAAAATGGCTGTGGCTCTCTGCTCATCCGGGCCGCCGTGGCACGGGCGATGGGCGACACGGCAATGCTCGCCGAGGCGGAGTCCGAGATTACCGCCGCGCGCGAGAGTCCGTACATGGCGATGGCGGCGTGTCCCGGCTGCGGCAATAGGCAGCTCGTGATGCGCGCCATGATCGACCGCAAATACCCGTACTGCCTGCGCTGTAGCGACGATTGGAAGACGCCGAACCGCCGCCCATGGCGCGGTGTACCAGGGGCGGCGCAGCCCACGAGGCCGGGTCAGGACTTCCTACCCTTCGGTAATTGACCAACCGCCTCACACAGGCTGTCACCGCCTACCCCGTCGATACGCGATGGTGGCTAGAACGCACGGATAGCTTGCGTGGCCTGCCGTTCCTGCGGGACGACGGCGTGGCCGGACTGACCGATGGTTTTCGGGTAGCTCTCTTTATCGAGACCTTCTGCCGGTACACGAAGGATGAGCAGGCCGGCGAGCTGGTTATCCTCAAGCCCTGGCAGGTGCAGTTACTGTGCGAGATATTCGAGGTTGATCGCTACGGCACGCGCATGTACCGCCGCGGACTGCTCGGAGTGCCGCGCAAGAACGGTAAGTCCATGCTCGGCGCCGGCATCGCGCTGTACGGCCTGGTCGGCGATGACATCGTCGGTGCCGAAGTGTACTCCTGCGCCGGGGACAAGTTGCAGGCCAAGCTTGTTTTCAATGAAGCAAAAGCGATGGTCGAGATGGACGCCCACCTGTCCCGCATCCTCCGGCCAATGCGAGACGAAATCCTATACCCGGCTCGGCGTGCGAAGTACGTGGCATTATCGGCCGAGGCGTACACCAAGGAGGGGCTAAACCCCACCATGGTGATTTTTGACGAGCTGCACGTTCAGCCCAACGGAGAACTGTACGGTGTCATGCGCATGGGCAGTGCGACGCGCAAGAACTTCTTGCTGCTCAGCATCACGACCGCCGGCTATGACAAGGACTCGCTGTGCGGCAAGCTGTACTCTCGCGGACGTGAGCACGCGACGTGGTCTAACGGCGCGTGGCGCAGTCGCGTCGGCGGCATGCTATTCATCTGGTACGAGCCGCGTGAGGCCGACTGTGATCACACTAGCTCCGCGGTCTGGCAGGAATGCAACCCCGGGCTTTCGGGTGATCAGCCCTTCCTAATTGAGGTTGCCATCCTCGACGAGCTCAACGGCTCCGAGGCGATGAGCGAGAACGAATTCAGGCGGTACCGACTCAATCAATGGACCGGCTCTATTGAGGCATGGCTGCCCTACGGTGTCTGGGATGGCCTGTCGCAGCCACAACGCCTCGTGTCCGATGGCGAGCGCTGCGTCACAGCCTTCGACGGGAGCTGGAATAACGACAGCACCGCTTACGTCGGCTGCACGACCCCGCCCAATCCGCACATCTTCGTTCTCGGCGCCTGGGAGCGGCCGGCCGGCCCCGAGGGCGAAGGCTGGCGTGTTGATATTGACGCCGTCGAGGAAGACGTCAGAGCCTCCGCGAAGCGCCTTCGTATTGAGGAGATCGCCTTCGACCCCTACCGCTGGCAGCGAACCGGACAGGCACTCGAAGATGAGGGTCTGCCCATGGTCGAGTTCCCGAACAGTGTGCCCCGCATGGTCAAGGCTACAAAATCCTTCTACGATGCCGTGATGGATGGCACGCTGACCCATGACGGCGACCCGAGGCTTGCGCGGCACATCACGAACGCTCACGTCAAGAGGGATGCGAAGGGACCGCGCATAACTAAGGAGACGCCGAACTCCTCGCGCAAGATCGACTTGGCGGTGGCCGCCGTCATGGCGTACGACAGGGCCATTGCTCAGCCCGAGGACAGAGAGCCTCAGGTCTGGTAAGCACTGCCGCTAGGATTTAGCGTCAGTGCTTTGTGGGTAGGCTGTTGTGAGTGAGAGTAAGCCGGCGGCAGATTGAGGGCCGGGTCAGCCTAGAGAATCCGGCTATTCCGATTAGCTCGGACAGCATCACGGCCATTCTCGGCACCGGCCTATCAACAGATGCCGGCGTGCAGGTTAGCGAGTTCACCGCACTTCGCCTCACGACTGTGTGGCGATGCGTGACGCTGATTGCCGGTGTCATCGCCGGGCTACCCCTCAGGGTTTTCGAGCCCAGCCCAGACGGCAGAGTCGAGGTCTACAGCCCGCTGCTGGCTGACCCATGTGCAGACATGACGCGGTTCGAACTCTGGGAACTCGTTATGGCGTTTCTGTTGCTGTGGGGCAATGCTTATCTGCTCAAGATTCCGCGCGAGCTGGACGACACGATTGTACGCCTGTTCCCGCTGCATCCTGCACAGGTTACGCCGAATCGTTTGCTTGACGCCGCCGGTAAGGCGACGGGCCCCAAGCGTTATAGCGTCGTTGGGTACAGCGGGTATCTGACTGACGACGACCTCCTGCACATCCCCGGCTTCGGTTACGACGGCATCCGCGGGCTTTCGCCGATCGCCTTCGCGCGTCAGGCTATCGGTGGCGCGATTGCAGCCGAGACCTTCGGGGCCAAGTTTTTTGGTTCCGGCTCGCAGCTCGGCGGCATTCTCAAGACGGAACGTGGCCTTAAGGAAGAGACGGCACAGGCGTACAAAACGAAGTGGCGCGAGCGCGTCGCCGGGATCGCCAACGCGCACGAGGTTCTGATCCTTGATGGCGGCATGGACTTTCAGCAGATCGGCGTTCCACCGGGCGATGCGCAGTTTATCGAGTCTCGCAAGTTCAGCGTCATGGAGATTTGCCGGCTGTACGGCGTGCCGCCACACCTGGCGATGGACCTTGAGAAGTCCACGTCCTGGGGCACCGGAATCGCCGAGCAGTCTCTTGGATTCATCCGCTACAACCTCAGTGCGACGTGGCTACCGCGTATCGAGCAGCGCCTGAGCAAGATGCTGCTGCCGCCGCAGCAGACTGCCGAGTTTTCTGCCGAGGGCGTTTTGCGTGGCGACACAGCTGCACGGTACGCCGCCTACACAGCCGCACTCGGCGGCCGACCGTGGATGTGCCCTGACGATATTCGCGGCCTGGAGAACATGCCCCGCCTTGGCGGTGACAACGCAATCGTCGGGACCCCTCCCGGCCAGTCGGCCGACGCCCCCGTCCCGGTGGCTATCGCCGGAGAGGACAAGTAGTGACGAAGCTAGAGCGGCGCGCGCTCACCACGGATGTGACCGCCAAGGGCGATGGGATGACCTTCGAGGGAATCCCGATCCGCACCAACTCGCAGACCTACATTGGCCGCGCCAAGCAGGGGTTTTTCGAGCAAGTCTCTGATGGCGCCGTGGAGCGCGCGCTTAAGCGCGGGAGCGACGTGCGTTCACTGCTCAACCACAATCCCGACCTCCTGCTTGGACGCACGGGCTCCGGGACTGTTCGGCTTGAGCAGGTAAGCGACGGCTTGCGCAACGAAGTTGACCTCCCCAATACCTCGACGGGGCGCGACGTCTCGGCCCTGGTCGCCCGCGGTGACATCGCCGGCCAGTCGTTCGGCTTCGAGGTCGCAAAGGATCGCTGGGCGCCGATGCCTGGCGGTCATGCCCAGCTCCGGACCATCGAAGATTTCGCCCTTGTCGATGCCGGGCCGGTTACCTTCCCCGCCTATGGCGATACGGTAGCCGCTGTTCGTTCTGCTGACGTCCTTGTCGGACTGGCGCGTGAGAATCGCGACGTCAGCGACGGCGGGGTGACGGATATGGTTGCCGCTCTTGATGCCGCGCTTGATGCGGCCATTGCCGCCGTCAGTTCTGGCAATGTCCCGCAGGCCGCCGCACTTCTGACCGCGGCAGCTGTGATGGTTGACCAGGTTCGCTACGGGCTGATGGACATCAATACCGATCTCCTGATGTCCCTTGGTCTCCCGGACATTCCCGCGATGCTTGACGTCGCAGACACCGCCATTGACGCGGTCATGACGGCCGCTAAGACGGGATCGGTGGACCCGGCTGCACTCAGCGCCGCGGAGCTCGCTGTAGACGCCCTGATGGTCGCTATGCGCATCCCGGACGCTGACGAGCCGGGTGGCGTTGACCCAGCGGTTGACACCTCGGGTCAGGACGCGCTGCGCACCGCGCAACTTTCGATTCATCGCGGCCGGCTAAGCCTGTTGCGACCAACCCCTTAGGAGACACAGGCTTACCATGGATGCAATCAAGAGGCTGCGAGAGCAGCGTGCTGCGCTCTGGTCGCGCATGCAGGAGATGCTGACTCAGGCTGAGACCCGCGACGGTGGTCTGTCTGGTGAGCTCAAGGAATCCTGGGACAAGGCTGAGGCCGACATGACCAGGATCGACGGCGAGCTGACCGCGCGCAAGGTTGCTGCGGATATCGAAGCTCGTCTCAATGCCCCCCGTACGGACGGCCCCGGCGTCGAGACGGCTGTGACCACGACTGGCACGGATGCCCGTGCTGAGGAGTACCGAACCGCCTTCCGCTCATGGATGGCTCGCGGTGCTGGCGATATGACCCCCGAGGATCGCGCCGTTCTCCAGGCCGGGTACGTCGAGCACCGTGATCTTGGTGTCGGCTCTGGCTCGATTGGCGGATTCACCGTCCCGCAGGGATTCCTGACCAAGATCACCGAGACTCAGAAGCTCTACGCCGTGCTGCGTTCGGTGGCCAACGTCATCACTACCACGACCGGTAATGCGCTGCCGTGGCCTGGCAACGACGACACGAGCAACGTTGGCGAGCTGCTCGCCGAGAACTCTACCGTTGGCAACCAGGACGTCGTGTTCACTCAGAACACCCTGAACGCCTACGTCTACACCTCGAAGAGCGTGCAGGTTCCACTGACCCTGCTCAATGACAGCGCCTTTGACATTGACTCGTGGCTCGGCAAGAAGTTCGGCCAGCGTCTTGGCCGCATTCAGGCGACCCACCACACGACTGGTACCGGTACCAATCAGCCACAGGGAATCGTCACCGGCATGACTCAGGGCAACACTCTGGCCGTGGGCAACACCACGACCGTTCCCTATGCCGGTCTCGTGCAGCTTATGCACGCTATCGACCCCGCGTACCGCCTCAATGCATCGTGGATGCTGAGCGACGGAGCGCTCCAGACCCTGCGCACCCTTGTGGACGCGCAGAACCGTCCGCTGTGGCAGCCTGCCATCACCGGCAGCGACCCCGACACAATCCTTGGTCGCCCGTACACTCTGAACCCCGCGCTTGCCGCTCCTGCGGCGAACGCCAAGCCTGTCCTGTTCGGCGACTGGTCGCAGTATTACATCGTCCGTGATGTCGAGGGCACCCAGATGGTGCGGCTTGCAGAGCGGTACATGGATAAGCTCCAGGTCGGCTTCTTCGCGTTCCAGCGCAATGATGCGCGCGTGGATGACGTGAAGGCTGCTGCCTACATGCAGAACTCCGCCACCTAGCCGAAGGGCGCGCCGCCGCCGGAGAGCCGCCGCAGGCTCTTCGGCGGCTGGCCTCTACCTTTTGGGGCTTTGGAGAAACCATGGCAGCGACCACGCGCATCGTAACGGGCTCGGCGACGCCCATTCAGGCACAGTGGTACACGCCCGGCACGGAAACGCTTGTTGATCCCGACGTATCAACGAACGTTACATGCACGGTTGTGCATGTCAACGGCACCGCGATCGCCACTAATGTTGTGGCTACGAAGCCCGCCACTGGCACGACGCAGATCGTACTGCCATCCCAGACAGTCCCGGCCGACCTCATCGCCACCTGGACCGGGACGTATGGCGGTTCGGTTCGCAGCCAGGTGACCTACATCTCTGTTGCGGGCGCATTCTATGTCGAGCTAGCTGACATTCGGGCCCTTGACGCTCTTGTCGGCAACACTACGGCGTACCCAACGGCCATCCTGACACAGAAGCGCGCCGCCGCCGAAGACCTCTTCGAGGCCGTGACGGGGCGGGCCTGGGTAAAGCGCTACGCGCGTGAGGTTCTCGACGGAGACCCGACGTACCGGCGGGCGTATATGCCTGTTGATCAGCTCGCGTACGTCGTTCCAAGCAGGCGCCTGTCCCTTCGCTACGCGCCAACTCGCGACCTTCTGGCAGTCAGTATCGACGGGACGGTGGCCGCTGACCTAACGCTCTTCACGCTGTATTCCGGCGAGATTGAACGGTCGCGGACGTCGCCAGGCTTCACGCGCGGGCTACAAAATGTCGTAGTCGAATACACCTATGGGGCTGACGCCCCGCCATTCGAGCTCCGTGAGCAATTCTTGGTCTACGTGCGGGCCATGATTCTTGACACGACGAATCGACTTTCCGAGCGCGCTATCGCTGTCACTAACGAGAGCGGCACGATCAGTATCGCTCAGGCCAAGGCGTGGGATCGGCCAACGGGCATAAGCACTGTTGATGCAGCGCTAGCGCGGTTCGGCAATCAACTCGCCTCGTTCGCCTAATCCCAAGGTTCGCGTAATGCGTGCGTGGGTACTCTGGTTAGAGTGGGCACAGTAAGTACGGCGCCGGCTATTAGGTCGGCCCTTATTGACGGACTGAGGCTCAGGTCGGGGCTGACTGGCATTCAGGTTGAATACTCGTGGCCTGGCGCTGACGTCGTGCAGCCTGAAACAATCTTCCTTGGCCACTCAGACGCCGTAATGAGTATCCCGGTCCAGCGCCCGACGCGTGTTCAGCGTGACGAGGACTACACAACGGAGGTTGTGATTCAGGTTGCTCAGCCGGGGTCCAACACGCATACGGCCGAGGCACGCGTATTCGCTCTCTACGCCGAGCTTGAGGACTTTCTTGCTACTGACCCGACCGTAGGGGGGCGCTGTATCAAGTCCACGCCCGAGGCATGGAAGCTCCGCCTTGTCATGGAAGACGGGCGGCGTGGCTGGCTGGCCGAACTAATCATCTCCGTTGCCACCGAGGCGCGGCTTAACTAAATGGGAGTCCCAACATGGCTGTAGGTTCCGGCCTCGCCGCGCAACTCATGATCGGCGAGGAAGTGACGTACGGCGTCCCAGTCGCTCCCACTCGCGCAACCGACCTTGTTAACGAGAACCTCAAGCTCAAGGTGGAGCGCATTCTTGCCAATGGCCTCCGCGCCGGCCGACTGCTGCGCACGTCACAGCAGTGGATGCCGGGGAAGCGGAGTGCTGCCGGCGATATCAATGTCGAGGTCGCCAATGTTGGGTTCGGCCTCTGGCTTAAGCACATGTTCGGCTCTATTGTCACGACAGGCAGCGCTGGCGTATTTCAGCACACGGCCAAGCCCGCCGACCTAGGTGGCAAGAGCTTGGTTGTCCAGATTGGCCGCCCCGCCATCGGTGGTACGGTCCAGCCGTTCACGTACACCGGGGCTAAGTTTGCAGCCTGGGAGCTCAGCCTAAAGGCTGGCGAAATTGCCAAGCTCAAGGTCAGCGTCATTGCTCAGAACGAGATGACCGGGCGCTCGGTGGCTGATGGCGTTTCAACTAGTGGTAGTCCGACGTACACATCGGCCACCGCTGGGTTTGCGGCGAGCGATGTTGGGTTCGCTATTAGCGGCACGAACATCCCCGCCAGCACGACCATCGTTTCGGTCACGAACGCAACCACTGTGACCATGAGCGCCAATGCTACGGCTTCGGGAACGACCCTCGCCGCGACCATCGGTGTCGCCCTGGCGGCGGCTACCTACCCGGCCACCAGCGTCCCGCTGACATTCGTCAGTGGTTACCTCACTGTCGCTGGCACGCAGGTTGACGTAGACAGTGTCATGCTCAAGGGCCTCAATGGACTCCAGGCGGCGAGGTTCATGGTCCGCAATGCTCCAACACCGAAGGAGCCCTTGCAGGACAACTGGCGCGATTACACCGGGCAATTCGTCGCTGACTTCACTGACCTAACCCTCTACAATCGGTACACGGGTGGCGCCGAGGCGTCGCTAGTGCTGAACCTGCTGGGCGGTGTCATCAGTGGCGCTAACTCGTTCTCACTCACCATCACATGCAATGTGCGTTTTGATGGTGACACAACCGCGGTCGCCGGACCGCAGATGCTCGATCAGCCCGTGTCATTCGCTTGCGTCGCGAGTGGCGCGACAGACGACACCGCAATTACTGCCGTCTACCAGACCAGTGACGCGGCTCCGTAGTGTCCGCTTCGACAGTTCAGGTTCGTGGCTTCCGCGAGCTAAGTAACGCCTTCAAGCGCGCTGCCGACGAGACGCTCTCGGTACAGCTCCGCGATGCCGGCAAAGAGAGCGGTGCGCTTGTCGCTGAGGCGATGCGAGCCAAGGCCCCCACGGGCTCCGGGCGAGACCCGCATCCGGGACGCATGCGCGACACGGTGCGCATTGTGGCCAGTCCGCGCGGTATCACGGTCAAGGTTGGCGGCCCCAAGGCCCCGTACACGGGGGCAATCGTCGGCGGCTGGCCCAAGCATCACATTGCCAAGAATCACTTTCCCTTTGAGGCCCTCGACGAGCAGCACAGTGCGGTCGTCGCGAAGTACGAACAGTCCATCACCAAGCTAATCGAGGCGATTTAGTGGCCACTCTGGTAATCAACATTGACGAGCTCCGGGTAGGCGACCTTACCGAGCTTAAGAAACTCACGGGGCGCAACGTCATTCCCGAGCTCAGGACTGGGCAATTTGAGCCAGACCTTTTGGCCGCGCTCGTTGTCATCTCGCAACGCCGGGACGGGCATCCCGATTACTCCATGGAAGACGCGAACGTTGTGCGTCTGCTTGACCTCGACGTCAAGACGTCCACCACGGACCCTACTTCGGCCAGCACCTAGAAGACGTCATGTCCCTGTGTGGGCACTTCGGCTGGACGCCAGCCCAGGTGAGCGACCTGACATTCCCCGAATGGAATGCGGCGCACAAGGCTAGAGAAGCGCAAATCCAAGAATGGGAAGCAAGAACAGCAATACGATAACCGTCGAGGTTATCGGTAACGCGTCCAGCCTCAAGACTGCCATGGCGGAGGTGCCTGCTGTCGTGGGCGGCGCCATGGATAAGGTGGGCGCACACGCCGACCATGCCTCCGAAAAGATGCATGGGACGGCTAATGCTGGGGAGCATCTTGCCCACAAAGCCGAGGGCGTCGCCGGCACGCTCGGCAAGCTTGCGGGTGGATTTGTAGCGCTAGAGGTTGGCAAGGAAGTTACTGCCGAGTTCGGTAGCTTGAGTGAGGCTACGGCCAAGCTCGAAACCGCGATGAAGGATGCCGGCGAGAAGTCCACGCCGCAATTCCGCGAGGAGCTGGAGAAGGCGCAGCAGGCTGGGGAACATCTTGGGTTCGCCGCCTCGGACACGACCGAGTCTATCGGCAAGCTCCGGCTTGCCGGCGTCGATACCGCACGGGCGATGGAAGCCCAGAACACGATTCAGGACCTGGCTGCAACGAAGCACATCACGCTGACGCAGGCCACTGACGCTCTCGTGAAGAGCATGCAGGGCAACCAGAAGGCCATGAAGGAACTGAATATCGAGGGCGTCTCCAAGCTCGACGGCACAGCAAAGCTTGCCGCCGCACAGGACACGCTCACAAAGGCCACGGACGGCGTAACCAAGGCGCACGAGCATCAGCTACTTGCCCTTGAAAAGGCCAAGTCCACCGCCGATGCATACGACCAGGCTGTGCAGAAGCACGGCGAACACAGCGCGCAGGCCCAGTCAGCTCTCAAGGCGGCCGACGCCGCGGCCGCGAATGCCAAGACATCGTATGAGCAGTACGCCAAAGCTCAGGAGGTGGCGTCAAAGGCCACTGAAAACCTCGGTGTCGCTCAGAGCGACACGGGCGACCGCACACATAAGCTCGGCGATGTACTGGACATCCTGGGGGGCAAGCTCAAGGGCCAGGCCAAGGAGCAGAGCGAGACTGCCGCCGGTAAGTTCAAGGTGCTCAAGGAAGAGCTGATTGGTGTCGGGACCAACGTCCTTGGTCACGCCATGCCGGCGCTCAGCAAACTGGCAGACATCCTGAGCGGCCTCGCCCAGCACATGAACATTGTGATGCCGGTGATGGGAGCCATGATCGCGCTCTTCGTTGCCTTCAAGATAGCCGCAGCGGTCTCTGAGGTTATCGATGCCACGACCAAGGCAGTTGACGTCTTCAACAAGACGCTAGAGAAGAATCCCATGCTGCTTATCGCAGCAGTAATTGCCATTGTCGTGACCGCTCTTGTAGCCCTCGAAATGAAGTTTCACTTTATCGAAGCCGCAGCCTCGGCCGTATTCAACTGGCTAAAATCGAACTGGCCCCTACTGCTTGACATCTTGCTTGGTCCCTTTGGATTCGTGATCGGCTACGTCGTCCAGCATTTCGACCAGATCAAGACAGCTGTGTCGAATGTCATCGACGGCATTGCTGGCGTTGTCGGCAGGGTCGTGGACATCATCACCACGCCGTTCAAGCTGGCCTTCAATGCCATCGCTGGCATCTGGAATAACACGGTTGGCAAGTTGAGCTTCCATATCCCGAGCTGGGTGCCGCTCATCGGCGGCGATGGCTTCGACATGCCGAAGATTCCCACGTTTCACACGGGCGGCACAGTCCCTGGAGTTCGCGGTCAGGAAGTGCTTGCGTTGCTCCAGGCCGGAGAAACCGTGACCAGTGAGCGCGACTCGCGGAATGGTGGCCGCGGACACACGATCCATGTCACCGCGAATACCAATGCCGACCCACAGGAGATCGCACACGAGATCGCTTGGGCTTTGAGCTACGGGGCGGCGTAGATGGCCCTGGCCGATTTTCAATACAGCTACAACGGGCTCACGTTCGGCGACGGCACATCGTACGAAGTCGTCAACGCCACGGGGCTCGACTCACTGCCGGACGTCTATTCGGCAGATCAGCCGCGAAGCCGAGACCATGGCGACTGGCGTGGTGATGACTTTGCCGGGGGTCGCACACTTACCTTTTTGGTCGAAGTCATCGGTGCGACTGACACCTTATACCGAGCCAACGTGGATGCCCTTAGAGCGGCCACGGTGCCGCAGACGTCCGAGATGCCGCTGATCTTTCAGCTAGCTGGCATGTCGGGAAACCGGCGCATCTACTGCCGTCCACGTCGGCGTATGCCGCCAACCGACCTGGCGAGCAGGTTCCGCATGGCGGCTGCCCCGCTTGAGTTCCGCGCCACTGACCCACGAATCTACGACGACACGCTGCAATCCTTCACGATTGCACTGGCCGTTGCGACAGGTGGATTTAGCTTTCCCTTCACCTTCCCGTTCACATTCGGCACGGGTGGTACTAGCGGCGTCCAAGTGGTCACCAACACTGGCAACTTTGCAACGCGACCGGTTATCACGATCACTGGGCCGGTTGACAACCCAACCATTGAGAGCGTTACCGCCGGCAAGCACCTCACCTTCGCGATCACGCTGGCCAATACCGACACACTGACCATAGACACTGATGCCCGCAGCGTGCTCCTCAATGGCACTGCGTCACGTCGAAACACAATGACCAGTGATAGCACCTGGTTCGAGCTCCCGCCCGGAGCATCGACACTGAGTTATCACGCCAATACCGTTCAGGTTGGAAGCACCGCCATTATCGCGTTCCGCTCGGCCTGGCTCTAGGGAAGTAGAAGAGAAAAATGGCTGAGCGCAACACGCCCAATGGCCCTGGGTTCATTCAGGCGAACACGAACAACTCGGAGATTCTGCGGCAGATCATTGCCAGTATCTTCCCGGTGGGCGGTGTGGTCGGCCTCAACGACCTCTTGGTTACGGCAAACGGCACCCCCAATATGACGGTCAACGTTGCCGCAGGCTTTGGCATCATCAAGGGCACTGAGGTTGCGACGACTCAGGGCTCGTACCATGTGTATAACGACGCTTCGGTAAGCAAGGCCATCTCCGCGGCCGACCCGACAAACCCACGCAAAGACCTTGTCGTGATCAAGGCCCAGGATGCACAGTACAGTGGGGCGGTCAACACGTGGTCTATTGCCGTCGTGACGGGCACGCCGAACGCAACGCCAGTTGACCCCGCCGTTCCAAATAACAGCTTCACACTAGCCCGTATTCTGGTCACTGCCAGCAAGACAAGCATTGTTACCGGCGATATTACGGACCTTCGCGGCGCGCGTACGTCCCCCTCATACGGCGATACGACGTGGCAGGCGCCTGCGTACGCCAATGGCTGGGTAGACTACGACGTCGCGCATGCCGTCGGTTTCCGCGTCGTGGGGACCCGCGTAATTTTGCGCGGTACGATGAAGACGGGCACGCTGAACACTACGGCGTTCACGCTCCCGCTTGCCTACCGGAACGCCAAGATTGCCAACTTTGCCTGTGCGAGCAACGGTGGGTTCGGCCTGCTAAGTATCGACGGCTCGGGCAATGTGGTCCCGGTCAACGGCAGCAACGTGTACTTTTCGGTGGACGGCGTTACCTTCGATCTTATCTAGATGGCTGGCGTATACACGTTCCTAGCGTGTGACCTGATGACTAATACCGTCTTGGCCGAACTGCCACTAACGGGGGCGTCGTACGAGTCGCTGCTGAATGCGCCCGGTACATTCTCGGCGACGCTCCCGTTGACTGGCGACCCTAAGGTGGCGGCCATTGATCCCATTGGCAGCACACAGCCCGGTCGCACAGCTCTCTACATAGACCGCGACGGCACGCTCGTGTGGGGCGGTATCATCTGGAAGCGGCGTTACATTTCGTCCCAGAACGCACTAGCGTTGGCTGGTAAGGACTTCATCTCATACCTTGGGAGGCGGCAGGTTCGCGCGGAGAAGGCTTATGCCAGTGTCGATGTACTCGCTATCGCAGCCGACTTGCTCAACTATATGCAAGCCCTACCTTCGGGGAACATCGGCATCAACGTGCCGGTCGTTTCGTCCGGCGTCGCCGCGAGTGTGATCATGCACCCTTGGGAGTTGCGGAACATCCTCACGGAGATTACGACTCTCGCACAGGCCCCTGTCGGCACTGGCTTTGACTTCTCGGTTGACGTTGCCTACGTTGGCGGAGTTCCCACTAAGACCTGGGTTCCGTCGTTTCCGCGACGCGGAAGTGGTGCTAACCGTACCGGGTGGGTATTCGAGCTGCCAGGCAATATCTACGACTACGACGCCCCCGAAGATGCCGAGATCATGGCGAACCTCGTGTCAGGGGCGGGAGCCGGCAGCGCCGAAACCATGCTGCTCTCAACACAAACGGATACCAGCGGCTGGGGCAATGCCACACTCCCCGGATACCCGATCCTTGAAGACACCGCCGCCAATAAGACGATCACCGATCAAGGGGTGCTTGACGCGTACACGCGGGGGCGCATTATTGCCCTACAGAGCCCGGCACAGCCCTTCACGCTCAACGTGAGCCCGAATAGTGACCCCGTTTTTGGCAGCTACACGAAGGGTGATGAGGCGCGCATAAAGATTCGCGATAACCGCTTCCCAAGCGGGCTTGACGTGTTCTTTCGGATCATTGGAACGAAGGTTCAGACCGCGACGAAGAGTTCGCCTGAGCAGGTTTCCCTCGTTCTAGGCCCACCGCTCTAATGTCGCTCGTAGTTCAGCCAACCACGCTCCAGGGCATCATCGACAGCCTGGACCGACGAGTCGCGGCCCTGGAGACCATGCAGCCGCCCGCCCTGGCATCGCTGGGCAACTCCGTCGTGTCGATCACGCAAGTTATGGCGAACGTCGTGGTCCCAATGCTAGCGGCGGTGCCGGCCAGTAACATCGCGTTCACGCTGCCCCGGGCCAGGCGCCTGATGGTCTGCGGCACCTCGTCCTTTTTCGTCAACACCGGCACTAGTACGTTTGGCTACATCTACCTGGCCGTGGTAGACGGCGGCGGCAACGTCGTGACCGACCTCGACGGTAAGTCGGGCATCACCGGCCGCCAGGCTATAGCAAACAACGTAGCTGGCACGGGTGGCACCGCGATCAGCGGCAATGGGTCGCAGCTATTGACGCTGCGGCTGCCACCGGGTAGCTACACCGCGCAGTTCCAATACGCGCTTAGGGATGGCAACTCTAGCTGGCAGCTCACCACAGGGAATATTGACGCCTATGTGATGGGCGGGTAAGGAAGTGTGCTAGTCTCCTTACGAGGGGGCCTCTGGCCCCAAGCAAGGGGTTAGGCATGAACGGACGGCTTACTATCTCAGTGGCCGCTGCCGTAAGCGCCCTGACAGCCGGAACCGTGTACGGGGTGGCCTCGTCCCTCCACGCCACGGCGCCACAGGCGCCCGTAACGGTCGTGAAGCATGTCGCCGCCACTCCGGGCCAGGCGGCCGGGACTGGGGCCGTAGAGACCGTTACAGCGTCGCCTGTGGTCGTGATCACGCTTCCGCCCTCCTCAGTGGCCGCGCCGTCATCGGTTGCACCTCAGCCCGCGCGTACGAGCGCTCCCCGCGCGGCTACCGCGCCCGCGGCGCCTAGCGCCGCACCTTCGACCCCCGCCCCGACCCCGACTCAGTACCCGGACCCCGGTTGGCGTTGCGGGCAGGGCGGTAATCCGAGCTGCGACCCTGGCTGTTCTGCGTGCTCCACGCCGCAACCGACGCCGACGTTGCCGCCCTGCACTTACTCCTACGAACCGAATTGCAAGCCATGAAGGCGACGCCAGCCATCGCGGCTGCGGCACTCCTTTTGGCTGCCTGCGGCAGTGGAGCCGCTGTCAGCACTAGTACCACCGCGACCCCGCCGCCTCAGTCCGCAAGCCCGGCGGTCAGCCTTGACGCCCGCTGGTGCGCCCTCGTCATCGGCGAGTCGGAACAGGCGGCTATGAGCGCCATGGGCTCGGCCAATGGTCATCAGGCCGACTCCTACCTCAAGAACCTAGGGCTGCCGCCCGGCTACACGTACGCCGAGTGGGACCATGACGCCACGATTCTGCTGGCCACTTTCGCGTCCGGCGTGGTGGTCAATCTCCAGGCGTACGCCGGTCAGATCGGGCCGGCTGGAGCCACCAATACCGGGTGCGCCGCCTTCCGCCACTGA